GCCATGTCCATTTGCAATTTAGCGGCGTCAGCTTGCATCTTAGCTTGCACCTTCATTTGCTCTGCCTGCAAGAATGCCGCGTTTGGATCTTGCGGTTGCCCCTGAGCCTCTTGCGCCGCCTGCTGTTGCTGTAGCATTTGCATCTCAATTTCTTCAGTTATTGGCGCAAAATATCTGTCAGCATTTCGTATTCCTGCAACTGCCAATTGGTCAGCTAATGTATTGCGAATATTGGTGAGGCTCACTAGACCATTTTGAGCGCCATACGTCTGATATACAAGTTGTTGCATTTGTAGGGCTTGGTTAAGCGCCATTGCTTTTTCCTCTTCCCTGCCAGTTCCTAATCCGACGTTTATCATCACGTCCATTGAGCCATCCCAGATGCGCGGATCTACAGGCACAAACGAGCCGTTCATTCGCATCATTTGCTCTTCATCAATATTCTTGTGGGTTAGGCGCAACATAAGGCCAAATAGGTCTTTCATGCCATCCGCAAGGTTTCTCACCATTACTTCGGTTTGACCAGCTCCAGCCTGTATTGTGGCCTGCACAGCCGCTTTAGTAGTAGACTGCATTGCATCTGGGTCTAGCCCCATAGAAGCTCTGGAGACGCCTGTTTTGCTCTCTACAAGCCCATCTAAGTAAGTTAATGCACTTAATGTCTGCCCAGCGTGGAATGGCACTGATAAATCTTGAACCTGACCCATTTGTTGCATACGCACGATTGCACCAATTTCGTTATTCAGTAAATCATCGATATTAACGCCAGATGTCACTGCCAGACGCGGATTGTTTGTCATTGCGACGTTATCCAATATGCCTCGTAAAACTGATGTTGCCGCGTCCTGATCATCCATCACTATCTCAGCTAGAGATCTGCCATAAAAAGTATGTGGCTCTGGATCAATTTCAAATTTAGCAAATGGCACTTCATCGCATGGCTCTAAATCAAGTAATTTATACTTTGTGCCGCCACAAGTTAATTTGTGTAGGATTGGTATTCCCGTCCCGTCCGCGTCAATTCTCATATATGCTTGGGTAATTGTCACGCTTTTCATTGCTGGATCTGCTGGATCTTCATCACTAAAATCAGTGTCGTATCCGCGTCGAGCAAATTCTTCACTTGATGATGTATCGCCGCCGCCCTCAAAGCTGTCTAATCCAAATATCTCATCATGGTCAAATCCCATTGCAACAACGTCGCCAGCTCTCATCTCAGTTCTGTGAGCTACCAGATATGCATCTTTCATTGTCCTTGCATCTCTGCTTATGAAAAATTCTTCTGGCGGTACGCTTTCTATACACAATTCACCTTTTTCTTTTTGCAGGCTAATCTTTGCGCTGTGAATAGGCATCTCCATTTCCATGCCCATAGCGTCCATTTCAATGACCATTTCCATGCTGTGTTCCAACACTGTCACGTCATCGTCTTCGATCAGGTATGTGTATTCATCGTCAGATAAATCTGTATATGTGAATATTTCTGCTTCTGGATATGTCATCCAGTATGCCTTTACGATACCTTGCTTCTTAACAAGTGCATCTTGGAACGCATCATTAATTACGCGGTAACCATTTAATCTGGTAAATTCGTGGTGCATAAATTCTGTGGCTTGATCTGCCATAGCCACATCTTCTGCGCCTCGTGGTATATATTCCACTGGCTTTGCAGTGCTTAGGAAAATACGCATTAAACTTGGCTTAACAGCGCGTACTGTGTCACGCACTTTAGTTGCCACAACGCTACTGCGCCCATCCTCGTGACCTAAGTGAACCTCGCCATCGTAGTATTCTTGTGCTTTAATTCTATCTTCAGCAATCTCGCCCTCGACAAAAGAAACAGCATCCTCAATGGCATCCGAAACTATACCCTCGATTTCAATTATAGATTTTGGTTTTAGTTCCATGTTTTTTCCTACTGATTAACTGTTTCTTCGGCTGTCATTAATCCCTTATTAATCAAATAAGCTCTTAATGCGGCTTCAGCTCTTTCCTGTCCAACGCCGCTTAACTTCCTGCCGCCAAGCACACTTTTGACTAATGCATCAACATTCTGCTGTTGCATTTTTCCTGCGGCATATTTCGCTCCGCTAGTTGCGGCTGATGTACCTAGCACAGTGCCTCCAATTATAGCTGGATCTGCCATTCCTGCCTTTTCTAAGACATACGCAGAGCCGCCGCCAGTTGCTATGAGGCTAGTGGGGTTTGTTGGGGCAAATTTACCTATAAAGTTTAATATATTTTCTGTTGTTCCGCCTTGGACAATGCTTTTCATTTGCTCAATTTCGTCAGGCGACCAGCCAAACTCTTTTCCTTGTATAAGGCGATTAGTAAATGTTCTAAATTGGTTTCTAAGCGCTTTATCAAAGTTAAGATTTGAGTCAGATCTATTCTGGGCAAGCTCAACTATTGTATCAAGAGTATCAGCCTTACTAGCTCTATGGTACATGGCATTGGCTATTTTTATATCGTTATTAACATTCCCCGAAACTTCCTCGAAAATATTTAATATTTTACTTATTGCTCCAGCATCAGTTCCGCCATCTGCACGTTTAAGTGCATCTAAATATCTGGCCTTTAGGTTTTTACGAAAAGTAAGCATTGACGCGCCATCCATTGCCTTACCAGCTTTGCGTTTAAACATATTGTATAAGTTACTAGACCCTGCACCAATTTTAGTGTCTAACCCAAGATCTGGGTCTAGCAAGCCTTCACGACGCATCATTTGATCAACTGCATCAAACATCTTTTGGGTTTGATCTCCAACAATTACAACGCCTTTTTGTTTTTGCTTTTCATATATAAGACTTGCCGCCTGACTTAACTGAAGAGAATTTGTTGGCGCGTCTGGATTTTTAGTTAAAAGTTTGGTTGTGAACGCATTACCGCCAACGCCAACTGTAGCACCCACAATTTCTGCCAGCATTTTTGCTGTTGGGCTATTAGGAAATATTTGTTCTGCTGTAGTTCCAGCAACACTTGCAGGAAGGCCAATTGCGGCTTCAGTACCAATAAATTGTGCTGGCTTATCTTTTATATAACTGGCTGTGTCTTTTACAATTTCCTTAGCCGTATTTAGTATATTTGGAGATTGCTGTGCAACTTGACCAATCTTCTGCCCAGCAACTAGAGGTGCTGACGCAACTAGAGGTGGTATTGAACCAATAATTTCGCCGCCAGATCTTACATATTTCTGTGCTGTAGTTTGAGGAGCAACGTCTGATATGGCATTACCACCAGTTAAATAGTCCATTCCCTTTTCTATACTTGCAGAACCGCCAAATGGTGCATCACCTACATCAACACCTAATTTGCTTAAACCAGCCGCCGCCATATCTACAGGAAACCCAAATCCGCTTGCTATGGCTTGATTTATACCAGACGTTCCTTGCTCAATTATGTTTGTATCACCTACAGGATTAGCTTGCGCTTTAGATCGCTTGTCTAACTCAGTCTTAAATCTGACCATATTAATAATATCATCGTCTACTGTAGCACTTTCTAAAGCAAGCTGTATTTCTTCTGTGGTTTTTTCTGCTAAGTTCATATCAGCCGCCTTTAATTAATCTTTTACTACAAAATAATCTTCTGGGTTTTTTACTTCAAAAACAGGGTTAGCTTCAGTAAATTTAGCTAATAATATATTAAATCCTGTATCCAATATTCCATTTTTTTCAATATATTGGTTTGCCATCTGTTGTATTAAAAGTTTTCTGTTAGCAATTTTTTGTTGCATTGACACTAACGCTTGGTTTGACGCTATAGTCTTATCTAGGCTTGGCTGAATATCCACAACAAACTGACGATCACCCTCGGAGAAACCAGCACCTAGCGAGCCGCCCATACTATCCAAAACAAGCTGTGATGTAATAGACCTAAAGTTTTCCATACTTGAAACATTTGCTGGATCTCCGCCTAGAGCTTCGACAATTTTCCTAGCCTCAACCAATCCCTCTTGTAACGCCCCAGATCTAAATTTTGGGTCTGCCATAAGATTTTGCAACTGCCTAGATCTCATCAATATGTTTTGAGCATTGTTTGCGTCTTCAGTAATCTTTTCAAGCATACTAATGCCATATTCGCCTAAACCTTTTTTCCACGCATCTTCCATTTTATTATTAATCGTGGTGTTAGACTGCTGTAATTTTAAGAAATCAGTAAAAGATCCAGCATAGCCGCCATCCTTAGCCGCTTTGTAATCTTTCATTTTAGTTGTTCTATTATCTTTAGGATTTAATCTATTTGCCGCAATTGCAGATAATACGTTGCCAGCCGCGCTTGGGTTAGCCCTGATTATCGCCGCCATGTCAGACATGCCGTTAGCTTCTAAGTATTCAATTGTCTTGTTAACATCACCAGCTTTTACTCTTTGAGCGCCACGATCTCTAATAGCCTCGCCAGCTCTTAGCTCTGGCAATATAAGTGGGTCTAAACTTGCCGCAAAATTCTCTAGCCCAGATAATCCTGTTGTGCCAGATCTTGTGGTAAGTTTATCAAATAATCCAGCCATGCCAGTTCTTGGCTGTGGCTGACCCTGCATCTGGGCTTGACCACCGCCAGTTGCCAAAGGATTAACTTGCTTTTGAATTACCTGTTGCTGTTGCTGTTGCTGTTGCAATGGGTAGTTTCTTTGCAAATTTGTTTCTTCTAATGGGTTTCTGCTTGGAAATCCGATCATTATTTCATACCCCCGATTACATTAGCTCCGAGCTGTAAGTAGTTGAAAAGGCCAGGATTCATACTGTTTGTTGTTGTCGATTGATTAGGTGTTGAGCCTAGTGCCGCCAGTGGCGCAGATAGTGCCTGCATTGGTGAGCCAGTGTACCCTGCATATTGAGCCTTAGCCGCATCAATAAGTGCCTGTTGCATTCCCTGCTGTAGAATACCTTGCTGTGATTGCTGATTTTGGATTGCTTGACCAGTGTTAAATGCCTGCTGACCCAATGCACCCATTTGATTTGCCGCTTGCAATCTCGCCTGATTAGCTCCAGATAATGCATTCTGGTTTGCCACTTGAGCAGACATTGCATTAGTTGCGCCGTACTGATTTGCCTGATTTTGTGCCGCCATGTTTGATAAAGCCATCTGGTTAGATGCGCCTGAGCCAAATTGAGCCGCTTGGTTTTGCGCCCCCATGTTTGCCGCCGCCGCTTGATTTGCGGCTGTTGCACCAAACTGTCCAGCTTGATTTAATGCGTTTTGATTTGCAATATTTGACTGCTGACCAAATCCAGCAGTAGTTGTGCCAGCCGCTAAATTTGCCTGCTGGTTGGCTAATGCCGCTTGCTGGGCTGTTCCTATATCCTGCATAGCCATCTGCTGTGCTTGGGTGTATCCAGCTTGTCTGAGGCCAGATGCAGTTCTTGCCGCTTGTTCAGCAAACGCACGATTTGTTTCAGCTTCGGCAATACCCTGACGAGATCCGCCGAATGCATTCGCAGATGTTGCCTGAGCGCCTAATTGGTTTTGTGCCATTAATCTTGATCGCTCAATGTCTTGCAGTGACTGATCTACAACTTGGTTTTCAAATGGATTTGTGTATGCGCCTAAATTAGTATTTGCCAATTGACCAGCTTGCACGTTCTGAGCTGTGACTGTCGGAGATTGCCCAATGGTGGACGCCCCATAATTTGCGCTAGTCATTGCGCTTGGATTGTATCCAGTGGCTGATGCGTTTGCCGCATTGTATGAAGTTGGCCTTATAGCTGTTGGCGCAAAATTCATTGCCTGCTGTGTGCCTTGCATGGCCTGCTGTAATCCGCCAGCCGCCGCTTGATTTACGTTAAAACCGCCCTGCGGTCTGATCTGTCCACCACCAGCCATATTAAGCCTCTTTTCTTTTAAAATTTGCCATCTTATTCATCCCAGCCTGTCATTGCCGCCGATGTACCAGCCGCCTTAGTAAACTGCGCCCTATTTGCGTCTACCTGTTTCTGCTGATCTCTATCATTTTTTCGTTTTTGCGCCTCCTTGAGACGTTTCGCCATGTCTGCTGTCTGCATATCAACCCCAGTTTCTGGGCTTATACCAGATATTAATGCCGCCCCAGCGTTTGCAAAAACAGATGGTATTCTTGTCAAATTGGACATTTGACCACTCATCAACGATCCACCATATGAACCACCAACATTGTCTGGGCGAGCTACTCTATTTCCGCTTGCGTCTTCATATGTCCCTTGTAAAAAATAACCATTTGAAGGATTTGCAAAACTTGTAGGTACAATATTGGAAATATTTTTAAGGCCATCCATCATGCCCATATTAGCTGTGCCTCTTAAATTCATAGCTAAATCTTCTTGAGCCATTCGCTGTTCAGCAGTCATGTTATTCATTTGTTCAGCAGTCATGTTATTACCAATAGTATCACGTTGGTAATTATAATTTGGCGCTATTGTGCTTGATAAAGAGTTGATTTCATCTGGGCTTAAATTAGAGCTATATGCAATCATTCTTGCCCTTTGCTCATCAATTTGACGTTGTTGATCTCTTTCTTTTCTGTTGTTCTGAGCAAATAATTCAGCTTCCGTTAAATCTGGTTGCAACATATTCCCAAGATCTCCATTTATTGGTGCGCTTGGCATAGGGAATATTGGCGGCGCTAAATTTGGATCATACCCTTCTTTATATTGTGGCTGTAAGCTACCAGTAATGTTAATGCCTCCAAGATCGCCACTCATTGGAGCTGGGTAATATGAGCTGTTAGCTCCATAGTCTGTGGTATTAGCTCTGAAGCTAGGGTTTTGACCTTGCATTTCTAAACTAACGCCACTTCCAATTCCAGCATTATATGGATCATTGTATGAAAATCCAGCATTAGGGTTTACAAAAAAACTATCAATTGCCGCTTTTTGGTTTGGTCTAAAATAACCTAATGTATCCACTGCATCTTGGAACATCGGAGCTGATGAATAACCTGTCACACCATTTGCATAAGTTTGTGGCGCACCCATGTTGCCCATAATATCAGTACCGCTTGTCGGTGTAGCCATGCCAAATGCATTTGCAGTATCAGCCGTATTCTGAAAAGACGCCTGTTGCATTGGATTAAAAGCCGCAACATCCGCGCCGTAGTATGGTGTATAACCAACTTGGGATATTAAATCTGCTTTTGCTAAATTAGCTTTTGCCGCATTTTCGATGTACTCTGGTACTGTTACTTCTGATGTGGTTGAACCACCTTTTCCGCCTGACATTATGTTAGCTCCTTAATATACGACGAATGAAGCTGATCCCAGCCATGATCCGATAGTGGTTTTTTCCATCCAGCTCGACCCGTCATCGTCAGGGCTGAACACCCTTGAGCTTTTGCCCAATTAATTACGTCAGTGTGCATATCCATTATTTGATCCAACTCGCCGCCACCAAGAAATATATTTAAATGTTTCAAATTAGGATATAACACAATTTCTGACACGATGCACCCCCTCTGAGAAGGCCAAAGTTGCATTGTGCCTGCCTTAATGCCTTCAACTACATGAATAAAATCGTGAGTGCCGCCAGAATACTCTAATGCGGCTTCGATCCATTCCCTGCAATTTTCGATTAATTCATCAATTACCATGAACCACCTGTCAATGTTACGCGCTTCCAAATGTGAGCTGACCCATCGTGAGCCGCAGTGCATACATAAATATATGATGCATCCCAAGATATTAATCCAGC